ATGCTTGTCCATAATAGAGTCATTACACCCATACCTGTTACCCTGTCCACCGTGAGACTCATAAGAGCTTTTAACTATACTCTCCATCTCCTTAGCGGTAAAGGGACTTCTTTCATCATCTACTTGCTGTCTCCATTGTTCCATGACAATACGAACAACTGACTCAGGGTAGAGCCAACGAAACCAAGCAGAGAGACGTAAAGCAGTTGCGTGACGTTCACCCTGTGCGTTACTAGCAAGCATACTAGATATGCAGGGATAGTTAACTGGATCAGGATTCCTGCCTTGACTAATAAATTCAGGAGTTTTGACTTCTTCACTTTTATTCCTTTCTAGCACATCAAATACTGGTTCACACTCTAACTCAAAGCTAGGTATATCACCAGGTTTATATGCTATTTTCTTCAATGCTTCTAATACATTTTCTTCATGCAGTATACTTATCGGAATTATACTTTTCCACAGCCCTGCCTTTAAATTCTTTGTATTATTGACCCGTATTAACCTTGTTTTATCAGTCACTGATGGATCAGCATAATCAAATATACCACCATTAGTTAAAGCATCTTTTACCTTTAAGTGTAAATTAACATCAGGCTTCCATCTAAATGCTGTACCAGGTATACCAAAATGAAAACCTTTATTACCACTAAAGTATAAACGAAAAGGTATTCCTAAATCTTCTAATAATACGCTTAATCCTACCGCTTTAGTTCTTGCTTCCTCTAAATTATCATCATCTCTTCCATCTACATCTAATATAAACTCATCAGGTATATATACAAGTCCATCAAATCCAGATAATGTATTGTTTTTACTAAAGTAATCTGTAATACTATCATCAAAGTCATATAAAGACATATATGTATCTTTATCTATATTCATCCAATCACATACACTATCAGCATCTTGGAAATAATGCCTATTGGCTAATCCAAATGCAAATTCTTTTATCATTACGTCTCCTTATTTAAATACAAAAGCCTACTTACTCTGGGTCCCCGAAACGATCCATTCAGCAGGCTTTTATATTATGCGTTTACACTATTATTTAGAAAGGAACATCACTGGTTTCAGTAGATGCTGCTTCTGCAGGTTCATCTTTTAGCTTAGGTTCTACCCATTTAGAAAAGAATGCTTCAGATCTACCCTTGAAGTATGTAACATCCTTCTCAGTAAATTCTTCAACTATATTCTTAAAGGGAACAGGTGCTACCTGACCTAGTATACGAGTAAACTTACCATCTTTATAAAAGTATGTGTTTACTGTTTTTCCAACTAGCTCTGCAACATCATCATTCATTTTAATTACAGTTTCACCAGTTGCACTTTCTAAGGCATCAGTAATACCAGCATTAGCAAACCTAAATAGGTTACCAACAGCAAATTCTTGACCGTCTTTACCTATCTTTTCATAAATACGCATATTAAAGTTATCAGGATATCCTTCAAACCATGTATCTACATATTTAGATCCATTATCTAATGCTCCAGCTTCAGCTTTAGTAATCTTAACTGTATGCCAGCCTTCATTCCATAATCCAGTACCCTTTTTAGGTAACGTGAATGTTCTTGCCATCTATCTCTCCTTTACTTTCTGGGTGCTTTATGTATTGCACCATTACCATCATCATCTGCTTGTGCTACACCTACCATAGAAGACAACAAGTATCTACGGCCATATGTAGTAGCAGCTCCAATACCATGAGCGTCTTTCTTTGCTATAGGCATTCTTATTTCACTCTTAATCCATTCACCTGATGAATGCATTAACATGCTTGTAATATAGAACCCGTTATTATTCGTGTCCCATCTATTACCTTGAACTAATGCAATCTCATTAGCATTTAATGCAGGCATTGCTACTTCTAATACAGCAGCTAGGCTAGCATATTTACTATTAAAGAATGGATTAGTACTCTTACCTTCAACCATAGTCATTTGCGATTGTGCCTTAGCTAGCGCACCAGCTAATTTACCTATAGTATCTGACATTGTAGGCTCAAAAGCCTCATAGTCAAAATCTTCTTCAGGGGGCAGGTAATCTTCCACGGTTGTGGTTCCTTCGTCTTTAGACATATTATGTCTCCTTTTAGGGGGTTAAAAAAGGGCCAGAGTTAACCAGCCCTTTCTATTACAAATAAGGATTTGCGTTCGAAATGCGTATGTAATTTACGCTTTCATAGGGGACTTTTCCAATAACATTGTTGGGAAATTGAAAGAGAATGATCTGTTAAATGGTTGTCCTGTAACGAGTTTCCGTATTGTATTTGCAATCATGCTACCTGATAGATTAGAGCAATAGCTTGTTGCCTTTGCGTTGCAAGGCTCTGGGCTACCACTTTCATCTGAATACCAAGTCTTCTTGTACTTACTGACAGTAGGTTTATCAAACACATATTGTTGATAATGTTCAGCTCCCATACGACCATCAATTATATATAATGGCTTCACCCCTGGTATGCCAAACAAGGCTTCTACTGCTTGTAATCTTGACGACATAGAATCAAACCCAAGTATAGCAATGTCATTCTCTCCCTGTGGATAAAACTCTGAGAATCTCTCATTGTATGTATTCACTTTGAAAACACCTAATTCTATTAGATGATTATGCAATGCTTCTACTTTAGGTTTGTCTACATCGTTAAAGGTATATTGAGATACACCTATATTTACTTCTTCTACTTTATCCATATCATATAGACAGAATTGATCAGCACCCATTCTAGCTATTTGTAAGGCTGCAGAGCTACCTATAGCCCCGCAACCCAGTATGTGAAAAGTAAAATCTTCTAAGTTATTTACTAACTCTGATGATCTTGTATTTATCATTAGTCTCCTTTCATGGTATGATTTTCTTTAATCCACAATGATACATTTAGCAAAGAATGAAATATATGATCTTCAGAAGGGCTTTCTTCGTAATGTCTTTGTTCCTCATCTAAATACATATCAACTATCTTTATTAAATCATTTATCATTAGTCTACTCCAAACGATGCGTTATAAGATTTATAATCTATCCAATCATCCCATTCAGCTTCAACTTGTGCTTCATCTGTAAGGTCAATTGCTATATACTCATGAGGTGTTGCTAACATAACTTGAGATTCTAATACAGGCTCGGTTACTAACTCTATTCTATAAATACTATTATAAGTACTCTTTAGTAAATGGTTAATATCTTTAGCCATAGTTATCCATCCTTCATATGTCAACCTGCCATCACAGTATTTTTTATTCATCTCATCTACCATATTATAAGCATAGATGTAATCAGGAGAATCACCAGATAACTCTTGGCTATACTTTGGACCACCAACTTTGGTATCCTTGGTATCTATTAGAGTCATCTGACTCGACTTTCCCGCAGTATATTTCCCTTTATTATAGGTAGTATATTGAGGGATAATACGAGAACATTTATCAGCAACCTCATCCTGTATTCTTTGAGGAACTTTCTTTTCCTTAGTCATAATGACAAGATCCACATCTTCATGTACCTCAAATGGTTTCCATACAGACACTCTTAACTTATATTCTTCATCAAGATTTACAACTAAAGCAAAGCTAAAGTCCCCATCTGAATACTCTTTAATAGCAGTTAGGTCTGTACCCGACCAAAAAGCCTTCATTGTGTGATGACTATGCCACCATACAAAGCGAAAGTTTTTCTTTTTGAGTTTAGTTCCCACTTTAGTATAATATAGCGCTAGATCATCTTTATCTAACACACAATTACCTGCACTTATTTGTTGCTTTAAGATAACTGGATCTTTTAATTCCCAGTCACCATCCTCATCTTCAATAGCTACTAACATACCACCTATCTCAGATTTACTATCATCATAAGCTGCTTGAGCATAATTCTGGATTTTGTTCCAGTCTTTCTCACTTATATAAAAGTCTTGATTCATCTTATCTCCTTATGTCTACTGTGTTTACGCCTTCATACATTCTTAGTATTTCAGCTTCTGTTAATGTTGCATCATTTGATACTACTGCTGCTTCATCAGCCTCTATTGTTTCTGTAGGCACATATAGAGATTGATATGAAGGACATTGATTTTTTAATACGCAATCATATCTTTCGCAATAAGATGTTTCCATATCTGGTTGCTCTTGATTTAATACATCTGCATACCTACAATCAGTCATTCTACTTGTATGACTCATATTGCCAACTGACTCCCATACTTCTGTCTGCATCTCAGGCCATATACCATGAAACATTTTAGTATAGCTATTTAGTGGACCTGTAGTTCCAACATTGAAGTTCTTTGTCCAACCATTTAGATATGTAAACAATGCTAATATATCACCTTGCCAAGTAGCTTGTCTTATGTCTGTATCAAAGCTACCAAAGCATACATTACTAAATCTAGACCCTGTATTTTGACCTTCAGCAAATGTAACTTCAAGCTGATCTCTGTTCCACTGTTCTTGAGATATATATGGAAATAATGTCTCA